GAGTGGCGAAGGAAATCAGGCATTATGTTGGTTCCTTATTTATATTTTTACTGATAATGTCGATTATCTTTATACTGATGAAGTATCCAGTATTAGACACTAATAAAGAAGTAGTAATGATGCTTATTGGTACGATATCAGCATCGATAGGTTTGGTTGTATCTACAATCACTGGAAGTAAGCCAGATGATATAAATGCGCTTAAATCAGACTTAGAGAAAAAGAATCATCAAATAGAACAGCTCATTACAGCTAAGGACAACTTAGAGCACATGATCATCGATTTACAGAAAACTATTCTAGAGAATCAAGATAATGTAATGGATAAGATCATTCTTAAAGCAGCATTGGATTTTGATGACAGAGAAGCAGCATACAAAGCATTAAAGAAATAAGATGGCATTAACAAAAGTAACAGCAGATGTAGTAGATTCTACTATTATAAAATACGTAACGCTTACACAAGCGGAATATGATGCACTAAGTTCTTATGATGCATCGACATTATACATAACACCAACATAGTAGTTTTATGGAAAATTAAATAGATATGGTACTAACAAAAATAACAGCGGATGTGGTGGAAGAGTCTATAGTTGATGTTGAGTTTTTAACTCAAATAGAATATGCAAATATAAGTACCCCTGACCCATCCACTATATATATAATAACAGAATAATATGGCAATATATTTAGGAGCAAACCTACTTACAGGCGGTGGGAGCGGGTCTAGCAATTCAGAACAAGATGATGCTTTAGACCTAGTCAGCTTAGCCCTGTGGAACGGTGATTACACCGAATACGATGCTATTACCACAAAAGACGATTCAACTATATACTTTGTTCAAGGCGTTTCTTCAAATTTCCCTGCTTCGTCTTTTACAATTTCGCAAACAGCGACTACCAAAAACACCTCAATTTCACCAACTCCAACGGTTACCTTTAGTACCTCTATAGTTGTAGGGGCTGTAGACGACCCACAAGGAGCTGCTGTTGTATATACATACAAATGGTGGGTAGCCTCCGGCGCAACAGGTGCAGATTTTGACATTGGGAGTTCCTTAGGTACATCGCAAGCAACAGCAACAGCAGTAACGAGCTCGTCAATAACACATAATTCAACCACTGAAGGTACTTTCACTGTTTACGTAGCTGTGTTTAATCCTGATGGTACTCAATTAGGAACAGCTCAGGCATACAATCCGGTTACATCAACGGGTAGCGTTACACTATCCATATCGTCGACTTACAGTGGAGCTTCATTTTTTTGGCAATGTGGGGGACCAAGTGTTTCTGGAGTAAGAGCATACAACGGCTCTATAAGAGTAGGCGGTGAAGTAGATCCCGACCAGGGTGTTAGCCAATCTTATTCAAGATCTGGGGATGCTCATGTAATAACTGAGATTTGTTATAATTGGAGTGATGGATTTGGATATAGGATGTACGCTAGGTACCAAGATAGTCATATGTCCTGTACTTTCGTCGCATAAATAAAATTTAAATTATGAATATATATTTAGGGAGCGATCTTTTACAGGCAGGTGAGCCTTATCTTAAAAGAATTGTTGTCAAATCAACACAAACCGTGTCGGCGTCTCAGCTTAATTTATCAAACGGGCAACCCGTGCAATATCTATTGGTTGGTGCAGGAACAAGTAGCCTTGGAGGAAAAGTTCATTACGGTACGTTTATCGTAGCCAACAACCAAGTTGATTTAGCGTGTACTATTGGAGCTTACCAGGGTGGAGAAACAACAATTTCTGGCCTAGGCATTAATACAATATCTTCAAATGATTCTTTTTTAGTTGAAGGCGGGGGTGTTTTTCAAGGGCATGGCGGATTTGGAGCAGGCAGCAGCTCAAATGTAAGTGCAACCGTAAATACTGGCCGGCAAGGCAGTGGTAGCACGGGAATAATAATATTAAATTATTAGTATGGGGATTTACGCAAAAATAAAAGAAGGAGTTGTTGAGAATATGGTATACAGCATTGAGCCTTTAGAAAACACTGCAGAAGATACTTATGTTTTTATTGCAGAGAACAGAGGGGGAGTTGCCATAGGAGAGTCTTATGACCCAGTGATCGGATTTACTACTTTTGATAACAGAGTTTTGACTCTGGACAGTTTTCAAGAAGAAAACATTGCTGTTGATAACCCAGATGAACTTAACAGACGCAGGGTTGAGGTAGCTAGGGCATGGAGAGACAGAAAACTAAAAGAGACCGATTGGGTTACTTCCGTATCCGATCACCCAGAGTCTGCTGCATATACAACTTATAGAGCAGCTCTAAGGGACTGGCCTGCATCCTCTGATTTTCCAAGCAATCCTCCTACTCTATGAATATAGCGAGTAAGATAAAGCAAATATTAGAAGCTGCAAAAGTATTGGACAAAAATATTTTTCGATTTACACATGAGGATGTTGAGTATATCTTAGATATAACTAAAGAAAGCAATGAGCTGTACTTAGCTGACGAATATAAAGTCACAAAGAGGAGATCTATAAAATTAGCTAACTACAATAAAGCAAAGAGTGATAAAGTGCTTTGGATTGATGAAGACGGAAACCCTCTAGGCTACGGAGAAGAAGGCAAGCTTAAGTCTATTGAACTAGCTAATTCAAAATAAATTATAATAAAATTAAATCTAATGATAAAAAATATATTTCCCACACCCGTATACCAAACAACCGTTAGCAATTTTGATTTAATACAAGAAGAGATCGAAGATACGGTAGCTATAATTAGTGACAAGTTTGGCATGAGGGAAGACTGGGGAACTACCCACTATATATCAGACGTTACTTTTAGCGATAACATTATAGAACAGTGTGCTATGGAGCACTTACAAAAAGAGATATACAAACACGCTGCAGAATATAGAAAGCATACGCCTTTTGGCAATGTGTTTTCAAGGTACTCATTAGCAGGGGAGAGCAAGATAACCTCGTCATGGATGACTAAGTTTGAAAAAGGTAATTTTTCTTCAATACACGATCACGGAATGGATGACATATCTGGATGCTACTACTATAAAACGTCTGGCGATGATGGTGATTTTTTTTATGAGTCAAATTCGCCGTGGGGCGGTAGGGTTAATATACCGCCTGTAGAAGGTGAAATGATTCTATTTCCATCTTGGATGAAACACGGGGTACTCTCCAATGAAACAGAAAACACTAGGATGAGCTTAGCTTTCAATATAGTGTTTAATAGATAAAAGCATGGCAGTAAGCAAAACTAAAAAAGGAGCTAATCTCAAACGTTGGTTCAAAGAGAAGTGGACTGATGAGAAAGGTAACCCGTGCGGTTCAGCTAAGAATAAGAAAACAAAGAAGTGTAGACCTTCGGTTAGAATATCATCGGGTACTCCCGTTACTTGGGGTCAGATGAGTGCGGCTGAAAAAAGAAAGGCTGTAGCTGAAAAGAAAAGAACTGGTATGGGTAAACGTACCTCAAGTATAAGAAAGAAACGTAAAAAGAAATAATCATGGGAAAGAAAGGAACAACTGTAATACCTGCTGTTATTAAAAAGATGGGAGGACGCTCTACTGCAAAAAGTGGGCCAATTAAAAGAATGACTTATAAAACTAAGAAGTAATGCCAAACATAGATAGACCATCAGATAGCTTTCCAACTAGTGCACTTAACAGGTATAATTATGGTGCACCAACAATGAAAAGAAAAGCACCCGCTAATTTTAAAGCTGCTATAAAAAAAGCTGCTAAAGACCCGGAAAATGAAGGCGCGCAAACATTAGCACCAACACTACGATTCTGCGGAGGTATGTCAAAACCATATAAAAAATAATATTATGTCAGAAGATAAAAAAGTAAAAGAAATAAAAAAAGATAAACCAGCTCCAAAACCAGCTGCACCTAAAGTAGCACCAGGAACAGATCTTAAACTAAGACCCTAATGCCACAAAAATTATCTCCTGCGGCTCGTAAGAAAAAAGCGGCCCGTGACCTTGCATATGCGAAAACTCCCCGGCGTAGAGCTATGAAGGCGGAGAATCAAAAGAAAAGACGCTCGGCACTTAAGAAGGGGATAAATATAAAAGGTAAAGACTGGGACCACAACAAGGGTAAATTTGTCTCTGTTAAAG